GTTAGTTGGTTATCCCTTGGCTTCGTAGGTCGTCGCCGTCGTCTATTCCCAAACGGTTAAGTATGGATAGAAGGCTTCCGGCTATGTTCCCTAATCGGTTATCCATGCTTGAAAGGTGGATAAGCTGTTGCCTAAAAATTTCAATGGCTATAACTTGGTTCTGCCTTACGGCGTTGGTCTGCCCTGCCAATAGGTCTATACTTTCTTGGCTTGCTCCCTTTATTGCCCCGCTTAGGCTTGTCGGGTCGCTTTCGTCCAATTCGGCGAATAGGTCTTTGTACATATCCATTGCCGCCTTGAAGTTCGCCCCGGCTGCGGCTACCGCTGCCTTAAAGCGGTCTTGTTCGGCTTGGGTAAGTCCGTCGAAACTGCCGTTTCCTTCCGCGTCGAAGCCCATATCTTTTTGAAGCTGCTTAATTGCGTTCTGCAATGGCTGCTCCAAAAATTGAAGGCGTAGCGCGTTGGATACGGCTTTCTTAACTATGTCGTTGGCTACGTCTTCATAGACTTTATGAAGGTTTTTAAGTGCGTCGCCGCCGGCCTCACACGATTCTATAATAGCGTCCATTAACTGCGTGGACGCTTCCTTAGCATCGGTTTGGGTAATGCTTTTCGTTATTTCGGCGATGATGTCCTCTATCTGCCGCCCGGCTTCGGCGTAGCGTTCTTGGAACTCCTCGACGCGTCCCCAATCGGTTTTCTTCTTGGAGATTTCGTCGTTAATCATTCCTTGTATTTCGTTCTGCTGCTGCCGTAAGTTCTGAATTAACGCGCTTTGGTTTTGGTAGACGGTTTCGCCGAGGGCTTTGTCTACGGCGTGTTCCAATGCTGTATAGGCACGTCCCAACCGGGTAACGGCTTCTTCGTGCTTCTTAATGGACTTTTCGGCCTTGCGGTCGCGGCTGTTGAATAGGTCGAAGGCTGACGACAAAAAGCCTATGGATCCTTGAATAATGCTTAACGGGTTGGCGGTGGCTATGCCTGTGGCAATTTGGGAGGCCCCGTCCAACATTCCGCCTATATCGCCTAATATGGCTTCCGTTTCCTCGTCCATGCTTATACCCATCTTCTTTATGCCGTTTGTCACACTTCCGAAGCACGACGAAACGAAGGAAATGCTACTACCAATATCGGCGAAGTGTTCCTTAAACGCTGCGCCTACGCTCTTGGCGGTGCCCTGTTCCTTGTTAAGGGCGGCGTTCAAGATGTCGAGCTGCTTCTGCCCTTCTATGGTAAGTTCGCCCTTAATCTTAAGCCCGTTAAGGGTGTCAATTTTACGGCGTAGCATATCGACGTAACTACTACCTTCCGCCAATAGGTCGGCGAAGGCTTGTTTAGCGGACCCGGCTAAGGTGGCGTCGCTGCTGTTTATCGCGTCGGTATAGTCGGCGTATTGCTTCTTCTTTTCCTCTAAGGACTTTACAAAGGGGTCGTCGCTGTCTAAAAGTTTTTCCGCCTTCATCGCGGCGCGAAGCTCGCTTAGGCTCTGACGAAGGGCCAGGAACGGGTTACGGGTCTGCAACTCGTTTTTAGCCTTCTGTAATTGGTCGTTGATGGCTTTAAGGTCGGACGGGTTGAACTGCGCCGAAAAGTTAATTTTCCGGCTGTTTATGTCGTTCAAAAGCCTGTTAATAGTCGTCGTGGACAGCCGAGAAATATCGCCGAACAACTGCCCCCAACTTTCAGAAGCCATAAGGCGTTGGGCCGCCAATTTGGAAAGTTCGGTTTGCTGTTTGGTGTTAATCGCCGCTATCATGTCGGCGTTGCCCTGCTGTTCTGCTAATGCACGTTGGGCCGCGTACCTTTCAAGTATCGCGGTTTCCTGTTGCTGATAGGTTTGGTATTCCTCTAACAGGGCGTCGTACTGCTCGTTTCCGCTACGCTTGGCGTATTCCTCGCGCTTGGCTTCAAGTGCGGCTAAGGCTGCTTCGGCTACGCGGCGTTCGGCTTCCGTGGACGCTTCGGCGGCGCGGCGTGTAAGTAGTTCCTTATTCCGGGCGTAACTTTCTTCAAAGTCTATCTTTTCTTGAAGATAGGCGGCGTATTCGTTAAGCAGGGCCTTCGTTTCCTGTCGCGCCTGTTCTTGGGTGTCGGCTTCGGCGGTATTAAGAATTTCCGCCTTCGCATTATCCACGTCGGAATTATCCCCGGCAAGTTCGGAACGGCGGCGTTCTATTGTGGCTAACATCTCTCCTATGGTTTTGCACTGGGCTAACTCCTGTTGTAGTTGCGCGTCGAAGGCGGAAATAACCGATTCGCGGGTGGCGTTGGCTATCTCGTTGTTAAGGGTCGAAAGGTTACGAAGGTCGGCGGCCGTCTTGGAAGCCTTCGCGGATATGGTGTTGCGCTGACGTTCCAAATAATCCAAATAACTGCTGCCTTCCGCTAACAGGGGCGCGAACTCGGAAGCGGCGGCGTTCCTAACGGTTTCGTCGCTGCTCGTTATCCACTTCAAATATTTTTCGTAAAGCCCTTTTCGGGTCTGTAACTGCTCGGCGTATTCGTCGGTTTCATTCTTGGCGGTGGAAGATGTATTATTACCACCCGAAGAGCCGCCATTATTGTTTCCCCCGGCGCGTAATACGTTAAGTTCTTTTAGTTCTTGCTCCGTAAGGGCTAATTCCCGTTTAACGTAGCCCGTGGTCTTGTCTAATTCCGCTTGGGCTTCGCTGTGGATCCTTTGATTCGTGCTTCGGGCCTGCTGTATTCGGTAGGCGTTAATAGCGTCTATGGCCTTTTGTGTCGGTTTGAAGTCGCCGCCGTCCATTGAATACCAGGAACCGTCGTTATATGCGTCGCCGCTTCTGCTGACTGCTCCGGCTGCTTTCATCGCTGCTACGAGGTCTTTGGCGGCTTGACTGCCGGGCGTAATGTTTCCGCCTTTGAACTGATGGTAGTAGCCGCCCCCGGCTACGGTTTGGTCTGCGTTAATTACTTGGTTGTAGTATTCTTCGTAAGCCTTCATTTGTAGTTCTTGAAGGGCTAACGCTTTGGCGCGAAGTTCCAACGCCTTAATTACGTTCTTGGTGTTGCTGACAAAAACGCGGTCGGCGTCCGTAAGGTTGCTAACTGACAGCCCCAAATTGTCGAACTCGGTAGCGTTGTCCTTTATCCATTGTTGCTTTTCGGAGGCCGTCTTTAACTTACTGTATTCGTCGCGTAATTTGGCGTATTTTCCCACGAGGTCGGCGGACTTGCCCGCCATTGTCTTGTGGTAGTCGTCGAACATTTTACGGGCGGCTTCCGTACTTTTGGCGGCTTCCTTCGTTGAACCGCTGAACTTCTCCCAAAGGACAATAGCGGCGGTAATGGCTACGGAAAGGCCGAGCGTTAAAGTCGCCATCAATGCTTTGGCGGCTACGGTGGAATTTCCCAACGCTACGGAAAGTTTGTTAGTTGCCACGGCTAACAATTCCTTCGCTTTGGCTACCGTTACCAACATAAACGCGCTATCCTTGTTTAAGGCGTTGGCGACTTGCTGCAAGCCCATCGTTATGGACATAAGGGCCTGAACCTTCAACATAATTTTTTGAAGGTTTTCGTTCTCTCCGGCGAAAAGGGCTACCGCACCTTGTGCCGCGCTGAACGCTCCGGCTACGCCGCTAAGTCCGGCTATCATTCCTTGAAGCCCGGCGTTATCGTGGCTAAATATTCGGGCCTGGGTCTGCGCGTCGCCTATGGCGTTGGCAAGTCGTCCGGCTTCCTGTTGTAGTTTCTTGAAGGTGTCCGTTCCGCGTAGTCCGGCTTCCTCCATCTGCGCTAATTGCTCCCGGACGTTGCGGAGCTGCATCCTTAATGAAGTGTGCGCGTTGGCGTTCTGCTCGGCGGCTTGCTGTGCCTTCTTTAACTGCTGTTCCTCACGCAGAAGGGCGTCGGCCTGCTTCCCGGTTTCGTCTATTACCTGTTGGCGTAGGTTTATTTCTTCCCTTATTTGGGCTTGCTTTGCTTGTAGGGCTGTGGCTTCTTCCTTATTCCCGGCGGAAAGTGCCTTAGACGCTTCCACGCCGAGGCGTTTATATTCGTCTTCCAACTCTCTAATAACAGCCTTATTGGTGTCTACTATTACGTCTATGTTGGCAAAGGCTTTGTCAATGGCTTGGGCGGCTCGGTTAAACGCTCCGTCCATCTCCTTTCCACCTAATACCGCCGCGCCTTGAAACTCCTGTATAGCCTTCTTACTTTCGTTAAGAACGCTAAGGAGTTGTTTGTTGGTGCCGGAAATTTCAAACGACAGCCCGCCGCCTTGTATATTCATCGGTTAATACGGTTTATTAAGTCCATTACTTCCGCCGCGTTCTCGTCGGTAAGGGCTATTTCCGTGGTGTCGCCGCTGGAACTGCTTCCGCTTTTACCCTTTTCCTCGACGCCGGGCGCGTCTATTAACATTCGTTGTACTGCTCCCCACGCTATACCGTGGAGAAGGTAGTCCAACGTCCAGCCGAAGTGTGCGCAAACGGAACCCCGGCGGCCGTGTGGACTTTTTAGGCCTGTTGCTCTATACGAGTCGCTTCCGGTTCGCTTGTTCGCGTTGCGCTCATCAACCGCATAGAGTTCACAAAATCCCCTAAGTTGCTTACGTTCGTTATGATAATAGCCAACGTCAGCAACTCGGACGGTTTAAGCGTATGGAAGAAAAGCCGGGTAAGGTCGCGTAGTGCATTGCGGTCTTCCTTCCGGCGGTAGGTCGTGCCGTCGAAGGTCGCTATATAGTAGTCTTCGCCCAATACTGCGGTAGCCACGACTTCGGCGAGCTGCTTGGCTTCCTTGTTGGCTAAGGCGCGGGCGGTGCGTAGGTAGTCGTCGTCGCCTAACTTGGTTTCGTCTATCTCCATTTGAAGCCAAAGAAGGCTAAGGCGGTCTAAGGTGGCTAAGGTCGGTTCTTTGATGGTGTAAACCTTCGTTTCCGTTACCTTATCACGCCGACGGAAGAAGCCCCAAAAGCCGGGCTTCCGGGTGTAGTGCGTTATCTCCACGTCGAACGTAACGCCTTCGCCTATCATCTTCCGCAGTTCGGTCTGCTCACGGGTAAGGGCTTCTAATTTTTCGTCTTGTGTCATTGGTCGTAAATGTTAAGACGGCCCCGGAACTATGTAGCGGGGCCGTCCGGGTTGGTGGTTGTGAGTCGTCTTCTTAGCTCCCGGCGGGCGGGTTGACGTAGCCGACGTAAAGTTTTTTAAGGCCTGACGTGTTCGGCTTCATCACGGTGGCGGTTACTTCAAGAAGAAGCAGGCCCTTCTTGGAAAATTCGCCGTTGAACTTCGCCTTAATCTTGGCGCGGGGAACCTGGAACTTCAAGCCCTTGCGCGGAAGAATGATAAGCGATTCTTCGACGGTTGCCGCTACGTCGGGGTACGCCCAAATATTCGTAGCGATTTCGCCGCCGAAAAGTCGTTTAAGGGTGGTTAGGTCGGGGTTCATGACCGAAAAAGTGAAGGTAGTTTTACCGGCCTTTTCGATAGTTTCGATGGGGTCGTCTTCTTCCTCGGCGTAAAACTCCGTTTCCTCTCCGTCTTCCTGCGACATCTTGGCGGTGTCTTGATAGGTAAGTCCGTAGGGGGTATAGCCCGTTTCGGTAAAGTTCGCCGTGGTCGGCTCGCCCTGCTTACCTAAAATTTTGGATAGTCCTAATGTTACTACCATAGGGTTTCGGGGTTATTGGGTTAATGTATATTCCAGCTTATTCTCAAATTGCGGTGGTGCTGCTTTACCTCAATTTCTTTTATTGTCGTGTCGCTCTCTATCCAATATTCTAAGTCGTCCACGTTCTGCGCGTCTAAGTGTGCAAACAGGGCGTCGCCAATCATGCGTAAGCGTTCCCGGTCGGCTTTGCGCTGTTCCCGTCCGTGTATCTTTACCTTCTTGTCGGGGGCGAAGATATTTACGTTTGAGGTGCCTGTCTGCGGTTTTTCGCCTGTTACGGTTATAGTGTTTATTACTATGTCCTCGGCTTCGCTGTCGTCCGGGCGTTCGCCCTGCACGAATACACCCCCGGAAATTTTGACCTTCCCGGAAGTAACGGCGTCCTTGACTATCTTGTAGAGGATGTCGTCGGTGTCTATGCTGCTGCAATGCTTCACTACTTAAAGGCGTTTTGAACGTTTGTTACTAAGTCGGCTAACTCTTTGGCTATTTGTTTTTCGGCATACTTCTCGGCGGAAGTCAGGACGTCGCGGCCTTTGCTCTCGACGTGAACGGCGTAGTTCATACCCGCTACCACGACTAAGGCGTAGCCGTCGGTCTGACGGCTTCCAACTTGAAGGGCTAAACGCTGCCCTTCGTTAACTCCCGCGTGGCCGCCCTTGACTGCTCCGAAGGAAACATTTACGGGCTTGCCGTCCTTGACGACGACGTAGCCAATAGACGAGCGTAGGTTTCCCGTTTGGTCGTGAAAACCGCGCTCCGGGGGTATCAGCTTCGCTAACTTTACGGCTTCTTCCCCTACGCGGCAAAGGCTTTCTATTATCTGCCTTTCCACTTCGGCGAGGAACGCCTTAAAGGTTTCGTCTATGCTGCCCTTGAAGTTTGCCGTTATACCCATAGCCTACAATGAAGTCGCCCGTTATCGAATTTCAAGCACTCGCCAATAACTCTAACTATGCCTTCCGTTTGGGCTTCCTGTAACTTGGCGTCTGTAAGCTCGTCCGGCGTTAATTCGCGGTCTGCCGCCGCTACCTCTACGCCTACCGTTACGCGGGGCGTTCCCGCCGGAAGTTGTATAAGGGAAGCGAAGGTTATAAACCGGCCGTTCGCCGCCTGTATCTGTGTGCCTTTGCCGTTCGTTTCCTCCCGGCATGAAGCCCACAATTTCCACGCCGCGCCCGTAGTCTGCCAACTTCCGTTAGCGTCCTGCGTCGCTTCCGCGTCGCTTTGGCGGACGTAAAGGAAGTGAGGGTATTGGTGGTTTATAATCTCTTGAATTGCTACCATAGTCGGCTTCGGTTTCTTACCTTCGGCGCGTTGGCGGGGGTTAGCCCTATTTCGCCGCAGGTCTGGTTATACCAAAACTTTATAGCTTCCCAATTCCACGTTACTGAATAGCCGCCTTCGCTGACATTCGCCAACGGAATAATAGAGCCGAACTCTTTGCAAAGGGCGGTTTTCGCTACCCTTACGTCTACGTCGGCGTCCGGGTCGGGAATTATCCCGGCTTGGTTGGCTAATATCAGTTCCGCGTCGGCGTTGCTAATGCCGAAGCGGGCTACGGTGCGGTTAAGCCATTCTTTGTAGGTCATATTCGGAAGGTTTTAGCCGGGAAGCCCAACGGAAGCCCCGGAATACTCCCCGGCTGTTAGGGTTAGTGGTTCCACGTATTCGCGTCGGTAGACATAAGCCAACTATCGGATGAAGTTTCCCACGCGGGGAAGGCGTTAGCAATACCCATCGTCACTTCTTCAAGTGGTTCCTCGTTGGCGAACTTCTTAATAAGTGTGTGGCCGTTGAGGGTCTTGAGGGCTACCGAACCCTTTACGTTAAGGTCGGCGGGACGTTTCCAGAAGGTATGGCCCAAAACCTTGCTTGCGCTGAACATTACCACGTCGTTAACGAAGGGGTTGCCACTGAACGGGCGGCTTCCGTCGCCTAATTCGATGGTTATGTCTTGGTCAATGACAATGATTTGAAGCCCGTAAAGGTAGGAAAGTCCACGAAGGGCGGTGTTTGCCTGTTCGAGGCTCGGTGTCTGCTGAACGCCGAGCGCGTTGGCGGCGAAGGAAGCACACGTTTTCTGCACTTCTTCGGTTTCCGTGAAGGTGGCGAATGTTTCCGTAGACATAAAGGCGTACTTCAACGTAACGCCCTTCTTCTTGGCGGCTTTTACAACAGCCTTGAAGTCCTTTGTAATAGGACGGGCGGCGGTGGAATTAGCCCACGAAGCGGAACCGGTTTGGAAGCCTACCTTTTGTTCTTCGGGGATAAGGTAGTCTACATCGTATTCGGTAAGTACCGAAGTGTTGTTTTCGTTGGTAAGCGTAATTTTGCCGAGTGAAATGGACTGCAACGCTATCCACTCCAAACGGGCGGCTACGCCGTCCCAACAAAATTTAGTGTCTTCGGCCCACGCTTCCACAAGTGCGCGAAGGTCGGGGTTCTTCGACGTGCGGGTTATCATAAGTTCGTAGTCGTCGAGTTCTTCCTCGTTCTTTGTGCGCTTAATGGCAATTTTGGGGATGTCGCCCTGAATACGGGCTATTGCCTCGCGGGTCTTTTTGTCAATGGTTGCGCCACGGGCTACGAGGTCGGCGGCAATTTTAAGCCCTATTCGCGTTTCCAACGCCTTCCACGTTAGGGAGTAGTTCTCCTTCAACGGGAAAAGTGTAGGATAGTAGAAGGGTTTAAGGTCGTAGGTCTTGACTACGCCCGCCATATCCTGTTCGTTAAGCCCCTGCATTAAAGTAGGTATCATAACTTATTGTTGTGGCTTGTTGGTTAGATGAATTTAATTGTAGGAAGGGCGGCTTTAATCGCGTCGCTAATCGGGGGGCAAAGCGCGGTTTTGAACTGCCCGAAGGTTACGGCCGGGACGGGGGTGTTAGTAAGTGCTTCCACCGGGTAAGAGTCGCCGACGCAAGCGAAGGGGGCGTATTTGAACGCCGAAACGGTTGCGCTTTCTTCTTTAGCCTGTGTAAGCACTCCACCGACGGGAATAGCCGCGCCGAGGGTTGTTCCTACGGTTACGGTGTCGTGGGTCTTGGCGGTGGTGTCAATGGCTGTAATAGCGTAAGACTTCGCGCCCGTCTTGAACATCACGAAGTCGCCTACTTTGAAGTGGTGCCCCTTGGCTACCTTGTAGGCGGTGGCGGTGCTTGTGGCGGCTTCCGTTACTTCTGCCGTCTTGACGAGGTGGTAAATCCCCGCTTCGTCGGGGGAAATAACGGAACCTTCACGAAGGGGAACGCCGGGGATAAGGTCGGCGACGCTAACGGTTACACCGTTGGGAACGTCGGCGAGGTTGTGCGTACAGGCGTGGGCGGTTCGCTCGTCCTGTTTGCGTTGGTATCGCATAAATCCCATTTTCGTTGTCGGTTTAGGGGGTTGTTAAATTTCCTTCCCTGTAAGGGTCGGGTTGTTGTCACTCTGCGAAGCGATGTAGTCTGCTACGCCTTGGCTAATACCTTCTTTAGTCACGGCTCCAAAGAGGGGCTTATCGTGGCCTTGCAGTCCTTTGTCGCTTTGCTCCTGTGCTATGCCGTCGAGGTCGGCCTGCACTTCGTTTAAGTACCCGTTAAAGTCTTCGTCGTCCTTGAAGGTGGGGGCTACGCGGTCGAAGCTGCGCAGCATCATTTCGCGCTGCTTGCCCTCAATCTTGGCGGCTTCCAACTTCGCTACAAATTGTTCGCGGCGGGTAGCTGTGGTTTTCTCGGCGCGTAGGCTGTCGTAGCCTTCGCGTATTGCCTTGTTTTCCTCGCGGATAATTTCGCGTATCTGCTCGGCTGTCAATGCTCCCGCCGGGGCTGGTGGTGTCTGCTGTCCGGGCTGAGGTTCGCCGCCGGGCTGTTCCTTCTCCTTGAAGTCGTACTTACGTCTAAGGCCTTCTTCGTGGGTTTTGTTGGCTTTGGCTATCTCCGCGTCGGTTCGGCTTCGGTAGTCCTTAACGAATTTGCTAACCTTGTCGGCGGTAAGATTACCTACGACTTCGGTCGCTTCTTCAATGGTCGCGGCGTTTAAGCCTATGAAGGCCGCAAGCTGCGTTAAACCGTCTTTTCGCTCGCCTGCAAATTTTTCTTGCAGTAGTGCTAAAATTGCTAATGTTAATTCGTCCATAAAATTTGTAGTGGGGGTTACTTAAACATAGCGCAAAGTTAGCGTATTACCTTAATACAAGTTTAAGTAAGTGGCGGCAAACACTTCGCCGAAACTTCCAACGCTCGGCGGCGGTTGCCGTACACTTTGTTAGCCTTTTATATGCGGAATGTGAATTATTTGCAGTAACTTTGCGGTGTTGCCGGGGAAAAATCCGGCGACTTATCGAAGAAGCGATAGGTTCTTAGTATTTGAAAATCGCCAAATTAACAAATTACGAAGAATGAACCTAAGCGCGCTTCATCGGTATATCCCTACCACGATATACCGATGAAGCGCGGCTATACGGTTTGTTTTCGTAAGGCGTTTGGCGATGCCGCAAATACTCAAACCTATATAGTCCGCGCTTTTTTCGTGTGTATAACCCGGCTACTTCGGGCGGTGGCTACAAAGTTACTAATTTTATGAAGAAGTTACTTTTATTGCTCTGCCTTTTGTTTCCGGTGCTGGGTTTGGCACAGGAGCGCGGAACGCTTGACTACCTCGACGCTCGCCCCTTCTTTGGGGAAATAGTGTTAGGCGATTCCATCACTAAGAACCTGCGTAAGCTGCACCTATTGGAAGAAAAAGCCGAAAAGGGCGGCTTCCGTTGTGAAGTTACCGAAAAAGGAAAGGAATGTTATAAAATCGGGGGGCATTCTCCATTGGCTATCTATGTAGACGTTGTGGACTACAAGATTAAAAATATATTGGTCTACTTCCTTATTGGGAACGGCGAAGAATTGGACGTTGTAAAGGCCTTAATGGAGGACTTTGGCGAATGGGCGCAAAATGACAATGGCTTTAATTGGTATGGTAAAAAGGTAAATGTTCTGTCGCATTACTCCGACGACTTGCGAACATTCTACGTTTTCTTTAACTATGCTACACAGCCTTAATATGGAAGTCGTTTTATTGTGGGTTGCCGGGGTTCTTATTGGCGGCTCGTTCCTGTTTATTGTGGTCGCCCTGCTGACGAAGCCCCGCCGTATGAAGAAGAAGGCACAACGGGAAGCCGAAGCGCGGGCGAAGGAATTAGCCGACATCTACGGGCGTGTCGCTTGCACCCGCGTAAGATTGGGCGGTCTTGAACGGGCTACGCGAATACTTGAAGAAGCCCGGAAGAAGGACGACGTACCAAAGTAATACGTTTGAGTATTTTTTGCTATTGACTTTTTCGGTTGGTAACAATTAGTTACGTCCGTTCCACGTTATACGCTTACGGCTGTAACTCCGTGGGTATCGTATTCCCGTCAGGCGGTCGGGTCTGATTTGGAAGCCCCGCGTTATTGTGCTAACTTTGTGGCGAATAAACAACACTTTGCCACAATGGAAGAAAAACAATTAACCCCCGCCGAAGCGTTCTTTATGAAGAAGGCGGAATTTGAACACAACATAACGGAAGCCGTTAAGAACTTCGCCGGGTCGTATGCCACGGACGTAAAAATAGCGGTTGCCGTTGAAGTACAGCCCGCCCTTGCTAATTCCGGCGACGTCGTGGACTGTCGTATTAAAGGAGTTGAAATTGAAGCCAAATATAAACAAAATGCCTAAGCCCTTAGCCCCCGCCTTCCAACCGCTACCGTTCCCGTATTCCCCGGTACTCCGGGACGCAATGGCGGAAGTTTCCCGTTCCGTCGAGCCTATGCTTGACGACTTGGTAGCGCGCTACGCTCCCACCAATGAAGGGCGCGTTACTATTGCCCTGTGCGACGTTAAGAACTCCCACGGACGCGCCCGGCGTGATGCACTACGTAGACTTGACCGGGTTGTTACTGAACTATTCCCACCCGTCGAAGGTGCGCCGCTTCCTTCCGAGGAACTGAACGGGAAGCCGGACGTTTTAGCCGGGGCCGCCTGTATCGGCTACGACTTCCACCCCGAAAGCAATACCTTCGGAATAGGTTTTATTCCTTCGGGCTATGCTCCGTTTAACTCCAAATAACAAAGGCTATGAAAATACCGCGTATCAATACCACGAAGGGCAAACAGCCTGTTACCGTCGTTCCCGATAACGTCCTTGTCGAAGGCTTCCTTAATTCCGACGCCCCGGCGGAATATATAGACGTCGTGCGGCTTCTTGAATATGCCGAACCGGACGCCGAAAAGAACGGGGCTATTCTCCGGCAATGCTTGGAAGGTAAAGCCCGGCTTCTTCCTGTATATCCCGGCGTAGGAGAAAAAGAACCCACGGGCGCGAAGCTCGTAGGTTCTATTATGGACGGCGGCTTATACCTCGTTCCTATTCGTTAGGGTGTCTTAAACGACTTCGCTAACGCTACCATTTCCGCGTATTCGGTTGGCATCAACAACTGGAATACGCGGTTTCCTATAAATGCATTTTCAAAGGCGTGGGCTAAATATTCGTGTTGTTTCATGCCGTAACTCTTGAAGTAACTAACGGAATGACCCCAGCCTACGTCGTCGCGGTTTACCAAACTTCGCAACGTGTCCATAAGTCCGCCGAACTGCTCCAACGCATCCGGCTTTGAAATGCCGTAACGCTTAAATATCGGGTCGTCTTTGTCCTTAGTCCGTATTCGCTCGTAAATGTTTTTTATCTTAGCCGACAGCGTTATTATACGCATTTGGTTTACTTCGTGCTTGACCTTCTGAACCTCGTACTTCCCCGTTTTATAGTTCCATACCCTTTCCGTCGTGTAATAGGTCGTCTTTTCGCGGGTGCGTAGCCGCTTGGTCTGTGCGTCGCGGAGGTCTGTAACTTCCTTCGCAAACAATAAATTCCGTTGGTCGGCTATGGCGTGGCCGAACTCATGGTAAATAACGGATACGCGGTGCCACGGCGAAACTTCGTTACGTCCTTTCGTATAGACTACGACTAAGTTGCCGCCACTTTCGTAACTGCGCCCGGTGCTGTTGTGTATCTCTAACTTAACCTTCCGTTTGAGAAGGTCGAAGAAGTCCTTACTAAATTCGTGGTCGGCGTCGCCTAAATATGCCTTACCCTTTTCCAACTCGGCGGGCATATTCGCGGAATAGCTGCCCTTCTTGGCTTTTGCGGCTGCTAACTTGGCGGGTAGCGACGCGAAGAAGGCTTTAAGGCGGCTAATGCAGTCGCCGTAGTAGTTGTTAGTCTTTACGTCGTTGGCGTTAAGGGCGGCTTCTATTTCCTTCACTATGTCCGGGAAGCCTACCGCCTTGTCTGCGAAGTCTTCCACCTCGTTACGGGCGGCCATCCATTGTTGTAGCCTATTGATGCGTTCCGTGTGTAAGCGTTGCAATTCGGCGCGAAGTCCGGCGCGGTCGCCGGCCGTCCTCAATGGATCCAACCCCGAAACGTCTAAGCCGAACGTATAGGCCCACGCTTTATAATGGGCTATCTCGCTGTCGAACTCCGTACAGGGTTCGGACGGCTTTGCCGTGGTGCCTGGCATTTGTGTCTTCTGCGGAATAGCCGGAAGAAGGCCGCCGGAAATAACGCCGTTCTTGAAGTTGTCGCGTATGTAATACGGCATCGACTTCCACCCCTTAGCGCGGTCGGCTATCGTTTCAATATGGGAACGGAAGGCGGCGGGTACGTCGCGGACGGTGCGACGGGAAGGAAGGCTTTTATAGGTCTGACCCCGAACTATGGCTTTTAATCGGTTCGCCCTCTCTTTGTTGAACTCGTCGTAGTCGGACATAATAGGCACTACGACGCAACGGCATTGCGGGTGCCAACCGAGGAACTTGAAAGTTTTGGGGTAGTCGCCCGCCAACTCGTCGCAAATGTCGGTTAACGGTACGGTCTTCCCCTTGCTGTCCTTCGTGGTGTGGTTGTTGCTCAACATCACGCGGAAGCCTACGACGAAATCTAATTGTTGCCATCGTAAGTATTCGGCTTCCCTGTACGCCATATTTACTTCCGTCCGAGCCAAACGCTCGGCGTTTTTGGCTGCACTCCTGTAAACGCCTTGGCCGGGGTGGTACATCTTCGCCGCCTTACTAAGCCGAAGGTTTCCGCCCTTGTCACGGACGCGCCTAAATAGTTTGTCCGGCTGTTGTAGGTATTGGCGAAGGTCGCGGGAGAGCTGCTGTGCGCTGCGCCCTTCTCCTACTGCTACGTCTATACCCAATTCTAACGCCGTCTTAAATTCTTCCGTGTACTTCCATACGCGCTGACTAAGCCCCAAACCTCCGGCTTTACGCTGTTGGAAGGCTTGTAAGGCTTCGAGGTTACGGGCTTGGTACTTCTCCGCTTCTTCCGGGGTTAGCCGGGACGTGCGAAGTATGGAACCTAAGAAGGCATCGCTTTTGTCGCAGGCCGCTTGCCACTCCGTCCGCGTCCCGGTAGTTATAACGGCTTCTACCTTCTTCGTAAGTCGGGAAAGTATGCCTTCGGCTTGGCGACGTGTAGCCGGGAAGTCGTCGAAACTAAAAACGCCGTCTTCGGGTATGGTTATACGTCCGGCGGCGCGGGCTATCTCGTCGCAAGCGGTGTTATATAGCCGTTCCACTTGGCGGGCGTACTGCCGCGTCTTGGCGTAGTGCCGGGCATCAAAGCCACGAAGTCGGACTATAAGGCGGTTTTCGGTATAATCGGGCATAAAGTTATTTTTTCGGAATTTCGCGTTTAAGCGCGTTCCGCTTCCGAGGTGGGTACTTTATCCATTCGGAAGGAAACGCGGCCTATACGCGGCTTAAAACGGCTTCTTTTGGTTTGTATTCTCCATAAATAGAGCGTATTACGGAATTTTAGGCGGGTTCGTAGGCTTAAAGGGTCGGTTCGCCTTCCGTCCATGCGTTGGCCCGGTCTTCTTCCGTTTGTATTTCGGCCTGTTCTACGTCCGGGTCTTCCGCCCAACCTAAACGGCGTATAGTCGTCTTTTGGCTTGCTATCGGCTTGCCGCCGTTGGCACCTTGGAGCATATTTATTTTCGCCTGTTCGTCCTCAATAATGTACGGCGTTATCCGGGGCGAAACAATAAGACGACGGGCGGCGGCTTTGTTCTTGACGTTAGCCGCTCCGAGGTAGGCTAACACGATGTTTGCTCGTCGGGTTAAGTAGTCGTCGAATATTTCCATTTTGTCCTGTACCTTTAAGTGTGCGTCCATAAATAGAAGTTGAAGGGCTACGCCGCTAACCGCGCCTATTCCCTTTACGCTATCAAAGGAAATATCGGGCGTTTGGGTAATGGTGTAAATCATTCGTAGAAGCGTGTCTATTTCCAACCTTACGCTTTCCGGGGCCTGCGCCCATGATAGGTAGGTTGCTTTCGCGCCTTCCTCGCCTTCGATTATCGCTCCGGCTTCTCCCTTCCTTGCGAAGCCCAATATTTTGCCTTCTACAAAGATTTTCGGGCTTGCGTGGTAGTCGTTGGTATCGGCGAAGTTGGAAAGTAACTTTTCCAAACGGTCGATAAGGCTCTGCACGTCTTCCCACTCTACGGCGGGTTGACTTCCGTACACTATGGGGATTTTGCCGATGGTTAGCTGCTTGGGGTAGCCTTCGACTAACTCCCAGTTCTTGGCTTCCGTCCCGGTCGGGCCTTCCGCTGTCCATATATAGTGCGCGTCCTTCGTGTAGGTTTCAAAGTAGGTGCGCGTAGTCAGGTCGTCTGCCTTCTTCGTGAACTCACGGGAAAAGGCTATTAAGTCGCGGTTGTCATCGAAGTATGGGTAAAGTTTATCCCCAAAGGCCGGACTAAACAGGGCTACGCGAAACTTCGTTTTTGTCGGGAAGCCGTAGAGGTCGTGCGTTTCCTCGGTTTCTACCGGGTACCAATATTCGGCTACCTCGGTAGAATTGAAAATACTACGGGCTACGCGGCGGTTAAGGGTTCTTTCCTTGACTTCGTGGAATACACGTTTAAGCGCGGCAAGTACCGCTTTTTCCTCGTCGCCTTGCGGGTCTGCATCGTAGGCGGGCGGGTTGCCGAAGGTAAAGGCTACGGCGCGTTTCACTATCAACTTTTGAAGGGCTAACGCTATGCGGGCTACGGGTTCAATTCTAAACCCCTGTTCCGTGGTAAGCTCGGCGTTTACGTTTATGTTCTTGACTTGCCCGTATTCCTCGCTATCCTTGTCAATTACTACAAGTTTGTCCGGGCGTTTGCGCGGGTCGTTGATGTCGTGCTTTGCAGGGTCGTACTGCGCGGCGTACTGCTCCGAATTGGGAAGGGTTGTAATTCGCCCGTTTCTCAACTCGTTTATAGCTGCGGGGTAGTCGCCCGCTTTTAGTAGTTCGTCAATAGGTGGCATAGTCTATTGGGGTTTATGGGGGTTAGAAAATTTGTTTTAATCTTGAAATACTTTGCTTACCGTCGGGGCGTTTCTCCACCGTTCCCGTTAGAGCGTCCGGCGCGTCGTCGTGGGTGTTTCGTCCCTGCTTCTTGTATTGGGTTATAGCCTTGTGAAACTTCGGCCATAAGTGCGCCCACTCCTTCGGGAAGTGTGTAAGGTTCTGCACCTCGTTTGAGTGGCTGAATATTCGTATATCCTTGTTTTCGCCTTGGTGGAACCAGCGTACAACGGTACGGCGGTTTCCCAATATCCGGCAGTTTTCTTCTACCTTCCGGGCGAAGCCGCGCCCGCCGTTGTTGCTCTCTATTATCGCTTCCTCTACTTCCCACTTCGTAAGGATCCGCGCCGTTTCCGGCTCGGTCGTTTCCATTGCGGCCTGGGTATAGTACACGTCTAAAATGAAGTTGCCTATTTCCGTTTCGACGTAGACAATACAGCAAAGGAAGTCTTCGCCCGTGTCGGCGGTATCGACGTAGGCTTTTACTTTGTGCTTCTTGGTTACGGGCAATACTTCGTAGGTCTTAAACTCGCGTTCGTACATAAGCCCCGTTATCGGTCGGGGGTTCTGCATATACTGCGTTTCAAATACCCACCCGCTTTTTTCTTCCAATTCGTGAAGTTCGGCTAACGTGTGTTTGAACTCCCACAGCGGCCGCTCCTTGCCGTCGTCGTCAATCTCAATAACGGGAAGGCTCAATACTACCCATTCGTCCGGCTCCAACTTCTGCAAGTAGCCGCAAAGGTCGTCTTCGTCCAAACGCTGCATAATTATAATTATCGGCGTTTTTCGGCTGTTAACGCGGTTTCGTATGGTGGTTTCAAACTTTTGGTTTACCTTCTCGCGTATTTGTTCGCTTCGTGCGTCGTCCGGCTTAATAGGGTCGTCGATGACTATCGCGCCGCCGAACTCGTCCCCTTCGGAAGTAATGGCGGCTACCTCGTCGCCTAATTCCTCGTCTTCGTCCTTATCCACCAAACCCGCGCCGAAGCCTGTTACCTGTCCGGCTGATGAAACGGCGTAAAGTCCGCCCCCGGCTTTTGTAAACCATTTGCGGGTGTTTACGCTCGTCGGCATAGCGTCCGGGAACAATCGCCTATAACTCGGTTCGCGCAGAATTTCCTGTACTCCCCGGCTGTTGTCGCGGGCTAAGTCGTCCGAATAACTGAGGTGTATAAACTTCGCCTTCGGGTTAATGGCGAAGCCTTCCGCGATGAAGTTCTTAACCGCTAATTCGGTCTTGCCGTAGCGTGGTGCGATGTTTATTATAAGCCGGGTTATCTCGCCTTTTAATACCTTGTCTAAGGCTTCGGCTATCCTTTCGTGATGTTTGCCTACGACGAACTTACGCTTATACTTTTCTTTGAAAAAGAAGCGTGTAAAGTTTAGCGTTCCTTGGCGGATCCACGTCTTTATTACGTCTATGTCGCGGCAGAAGGACATTAGTATTTTTCGTTTAGGGTTTTGAATAGTTCGGCGGCTTCTTCCTTCGTAAGCGTCCGGGCCGGTATCAAGTCGCCGCCGTCCTTTCCTGTAAGTTCCATTCGCTGCGTGGGCTTGCCGTACTGCCTTTCGCGCAGCTTGTCTAACGTCGTGGTCTTGCCGTTCTTCATATCGCTAAGTATGGCCCGCGCTAATCCTTTGGGGTATATCGGGGCTTCCTCCCACTTTACAAGTAGTTGAAGGTCGGCGAAGGTAAAGGAAAGTATAGCGGCTTCCCATTCGTTAATCTCCACGGCGGAAAGGCTGTAAAACTTCTTCGCCTTCGCCTTGCTCCCGAATATCTTTACAAGCTGTTCGGGTACGCGGCTTTTGGGGCGGCCTTTGGGGTTGCCACTCTGTCCGGGTTTGAACTGATGCGGGGTTATGTTTTCGGGGTTTGGCATATCGCTGTTTTTTTGTCGTTTTGTCGCTGTTCCTTATTCGGCTTCCTCGTCCGGGGCGAAGTTTCCTAATAGTTCCGCTTTGTCGCCCGTGTATTCTTCCCACCGCTTTATTATCACGTCTATATAGGCGGGGTCTAATTCCACGGTATAACAGGAGCGGGCCAACTGCTCGGCCGCCATAAGGGTGCTTCCGCTTCCGCCGAATAGGTCTAACACTACTTCGCCGGGGCGTGTGCTGTTCTTAATGGCGCGTCCCATAAGTTTTATAGGCTTCATCGTGGGGTGGTCGGCGGAACGTAGCGGCTTATCCTCGTGTATTGTCGTGGTCGGGGTGGCTTCGCCCAATAGCGAACGAAGAAGGGCTTTTAACTCGTCCTTCGTCATTGCGTCTATGTCCGGGGCTTCGTCCTCGGTTACGGTCAATAGGTCGCGGCGGTTTACGAAGAAGTGCGACGCGCCGGACTTCCAACCGTAAAGGCAGGGTTCGTGCTTCCATTGGTAGTCCTGTCGCCCTAATACCATGTTGTTTTTAACCCATATAAGTATCTGCTTCAACTCCCACCCCACGGACTTAACCGCCAATTTGAAGTTAAGCCCTTCCGTTCCGGCGTGCCAAATGTAGAACGCGCCCCCCTTCTTGAGGTAGCGGTTGGCGTTGTCGAAGGCGGCTTTAAGGAACTCTAAAAAGGCTTCGTCGCCCATCTTGTCGTTGGCGATGTCCTTTTGTACCCGGTTCCCCTTGTCGGCGGCGTTTAGGGCTTCGTTCTTGCTTGAATAGTCCACGTTATAGGGCGGGTCGGTTAAGAATAGGTCTACTTTGCCTTCGCCTATCAGGATATCCAATACTTCCGGCTTCGTGCTGTCGCCACAGATTAGGCGGTGGTTTCCCAATCGGTAGACATTGCCGTATTTCGCCTTCGGCTTGCTCGGTAAGTTCTCGCCTACGTTAAAGTCGTCTTCTTCCGCTTCTTCTTCGGCTTGCCCTGTGTCAATGTCGGGAAGTTCCACGGCCCAACGGTCGAGGTCGTCTATATCCCATTCGTTGGCTAAGTCGTTATAATCCCAATCGCCGAAGGCTACGTTATCCTTTATGACAATGGCGCGTAGTTTCTCCGGCGTGGTTTCCGGCGGTATTATTTTCGCTATTGTTTCCGTGTAGCCCAATTCTTTAAGGGCGCGGTAGCGCATATTTCCGCCTATAATGACGTTATGCCCGTCGTATTGGTATATAAGCACTTCCCGAAGTGCCAACATTTCGGGGTCGTCCTCTATCGACGCTTTCAACTTCCTAAATTTTACGTCGTCCTTCATTATTAGCGGGTTCTTCGGAACTCCGGGAATTTGCCCTTTGTTCAGTTCCAAATCCGACAACTTCAATACGACGCTTTGCACCAATGGCGCGAGGGCCTTGGCGGGGGTAGCTGCTCCTTCCTGTGTTTTCTTCTTTGCCATAGTTTCCGGGGGTTAAGGGTTAGAAGGGTGCCGGGCCGCTGTGTCCGCCGCCGAAGGGGTCAGCCCAATACGCCATAGACGCGCCGCGCATACTCGCTGCCGTCGAACTCTGAATAGCGGAACCGTTGCCGCCGCTTCCTGTGCTTCCGTTGTCTTCTGCCATTTTCGTGGGGTGTTAATCGTTAAACTTTTTCCGTATCAAGTCCGCCCATGCGTCTTTACCCCATACGGGCTTCCGTATGGTTTGGTAGCGTTCCAATATCCGGCTAAAAAATTCGTCATAGAAGTCGTAAAGTTCCGGGCTTTCCTCTATTGTGAATTGCTCAATACTGCCGGAACTGCGTAGGTTCGCCGAGCCGTGGGCTATTATCTTCTTCCCGCCTAATGTTTCAAACTGCGCCGTTTTGGTGTGGACGTTCGCCACGGCTAATTGTAGACGGTTGTCTATATCCAAATGGCGGTAAATGTAGGGTATTAAAGCCCGTATCTCCATGTTGTAGAAGTACGCGCTTATTATTAGGTTCAATTCGTCTATATAGCCGTGGGTTATAAGGTTGTGTAGGCTGTCTATGTTGTTTTGGTTCATCGACAGCGTGGAAATTGTCAACTTCTTACACTTGGCGTTATTCCTCACTATGAAGGCTTCTAAGAAGTCGCCGAAAATGAACGAGCCGTTAACTATCACGTCGTAGCGGCTTCCCTCGGTCATCTCTATATCACGCGCCAATTTTACGGCGTTGTCGTACATAACGAAGTCCGGCTTACGGGTGTAAACCTTCGGCTTTATGTAGCGTGTTTCTTCCCCTTCGTCGTCGCTTAGAACGTCAAAGAGGGAAGTATCTACGTCGGGAAGGTCGAAGTTACCTATATCCCCTATGTCGAAGTTAAAGCCGTCTTCGTCGGCCTGGATCTTTTTTCGTCTGCTCATTTCCTTTGTCGGTTTATGGAAAAGGGCGCGGTTTCGGTCGCCGCGCCCTTCCGCTTCGGCAGTGTCGCCGTTGCTTTCAGCTATATGGAATTTCGTAGAAGCCTATATTAACCACGCTATCCACGCCCAAACAATGCCTTCAACCACGAAATAAAGAAGAAGCCACGTTAAAGCCCCGGCGGTCGTCCATAGGAAGTCGGCAAGTTCCGGCGTTCCTTTCTTGGTTACGCGGTCGTAAACTTCCTTTGCCACTCCTACCAATATGGCTATACCCACGGCGAAAAGCACGGGTATAAAGTTGGTAAGAACTCCGGCAATAAGAAGCCCGGCGGCGTAGTGGAGTTTCTTGTCGTAGGCTATCCGCTTAATGAAGGCGGCGGCTTTTTCTATTGCTTGTTTGGGTGTCATACGCGGGCGGTTTATTATGCCGCAAAGTTAAAGGGTTTGCCGTATTAAATTGATACGACAAACCCTAAAACACTTCGCTAAAACTTCAAGTAGGCGGCTATACCGCGCCCAAATACTCGGTTACTTCTCGTTTGAAGTCGTCGAAGCTGCGGACTATAACGTACTTGTTACCGTTGGCTTCGGCGGCTTTCTGCCATTCCTTCTGCGTCCGTCGTTGTGTGCCTTCCTCAGTCTTGAACTCCACGCAAAGGGAAGCGTAGCCGCCCGAAGGCTTCAAGAGGATAGCGTCTGCAACTCCGGCGGTAACGCCTTCCGCCTTCAATATCCCGGCTTCCCGTTTATTGCGTCCGCCGCCGTTAGGGACGGCAAAGAATACCGGGCGAAGGTGCGGGTATTGTAGCCCAAACCAATAGAAGCAGTTCCGTTGTATGTGGCTTTCTATGTGCCGGGGCTTCGCCTTCTCTTTGGTGGCGTTGGCTCTCGCTACCAACTCGTCGAAGGTTAGGCGCGGCTTCTCCGTCCCGGCGGGGCGGACGGGTTCGTAGCACTCGCCTATAAACTCGTCGAAGCCGTACTTTCTTTCGGGCTGCGGTTCTGCCTTGTCTTTTTCCCGAAGGGCGGCGGCGCAGGACTTGCTGCAGCACTTTCCCCAACCTCTTGCGACGTTCCGGCTATCTGCTTGGAAGGGGCGGCCGCAATTCTCGCAAATTCTCGTTACATAGGCCATTGTTCTTCGGGCTTAAAGTGGAACTTCGGGGCTTTCTTCGGTATGGGTAAACCGTGAACGCTCGCTATGTAGCGGTAGTTATCGAATACTATACCCTTGAGCCATTTCTTTTCCTTACGGGGAAGGCGTAGGGTTGGCCCGGTATGGACGAGCCGGATGGTGGCGTGGCTGAAACTGAAATTTTCGCCTAATGTCGTTTGCATGGTTGTTGTCTTTACTTGGTTCTTAACTATCGGGAAATAACGAGCCTTGTAGACGGTCGGCGGCGGCTTTCGCCCGTTCCGCTTCTATCTGCTGCACTCGCTTTATTTCCTTGTCTATCTCGGCTTCTATCGCCTTCGACTTTCGTAGAGTGTCCGGCAAACGTGTACGGAAGTATTCGCGTTGTGCTTGCCGAAGCTCTACTACTTTGTCGAAGAATTGTTTAGGGTTCATAACTGCGAAAAGAGGTTAAGTTGTATTCCTTTCTTTGCTGTCCGGGCGTAAATCGGGCAATTTTCGCGGTAATGGCACGCGCCTAACTTGGCTTCTTCAAACCTTTGCGCCCAAAGTTCCGCGTAGGCTTCTGTTCCGGGTTCCGCTTCGCCACTAAGGAAGGTTACTAACTTCATACAGAAAAAGCCGCGTTCTTTCGTGCTTTCGCCGTTAATCTCTACTAAACCGGTTCCGTTCATCTTAGTAGGGCATATTTTCGTTGCCGGGGCCTGGGTATGGTTCGCCGGGGTAGCCGCTTCCGTATGCTCCACCGCCGTAGCCTTGTGCGCCGTACTGCTGTCCGGGTTGGGTCTGCTGTTGGTTCTGCCCGTCCTGTCGGCTTCCGAGCAGCTCCAACTCGGTAACGGTGCAATTAAGCCCCGCTTCTACGCCGTTCCGTCCTGTGTACGGTTTGGCGGTAAGGTTGCCCCGGCAGAATACCTGCGTTCCCTTCTTGAGGTATTGAACTACCGCGCCGTCGCCCGGTTTAAGACAACTTACCCACGTCGTCCGGGTTACGGTTGTACCCTGTGCGTCCTTGTAACGCTCGGAAGTAGCCACGTTGAAGGCTATAAACGGTTTCCCGTTGAAGTTCTTGATTTCCGCGTCGGATCCTATGTGTCCGACAAATTCCGCTTTTAACATAGTTGCTTGTTTTTGTTGGGGGTTATGGTTATTTCGTTTTCTTCGGTATGAAGCCGACGTAAAGGCTTGCTTCGTAGTCTACCAATCCACCCGGAACGGGGTGTATGTCGGCGCGGTGGCGTATATAGCCGAAGTCCTTTATTCGCCCTAAGACTTCTTCGGTTAGGTAGTCCCGGTAAAGTCTTACAACTTCTTCCGGCGGCATTTTGCCTTCCTGTACTAAGTGGCGAACTTGGCTTACCACTTTCGCCACTTTGTAGCCCGGCGGAAGTGTGGCGGGCGTTTCGGGATGAAGGGCGTAGGCCCAACGGCGCAAAAGCGCGGCTAATTTCTTTTTCATGCTGTTATTGGTTGAAGGGGTTAGTATTGTTGTTGTCTTTGTCTTTTAGTATGCCGACGTATAAAAAGCCGCCTATTTTAAGTTCCCCGGTTTCCGGGTTGCGTTGCTCGGTGTATTCTACTACGCCGTCTTCCCAAAGTCGGGCTACTATGGTGTGGGCTATGCGTTCTTTGTATTCCTCACGCAAACGCTTTACCGCGTCGGGGTAATAACCCCGTTGTTGTGCTTGGGCTGCTCGTCTTTCCTCGTCCGGGGAAATGGCGTAAACCGTACCTATACGGCGAACTTCGTAAGTTGCCAACCCGTTAAGTGAAGGAAGATATAGCCCATAGTCGGGTGTTGGGTAGTTTGTTTCCGGGCTTAACTTGGAAGCCCAACGGCGAAGGAACGCCGCGAATTTGTCTTTAAGGTTCATTGTTATTTTGTATATGGGTTGTCTATCTCTACTTTCCAACCTTCGCCGAAACGTGCGGCTACTATGGCTTTCGCCGTTTCCTCGGCTTCTTCGGCAGTGTTGAAAGCGTTTGTATTTTCGCCGACGGTATAGTCTTCCCAACGGCGCGGGTCTTTTACTTTGTCCTCTTTTGTTATCGGGCGCGCTACTTCTATTTCGTAGTTTCCGCCCCATATTGCTCGTTTATCACGGGGAAGGCTATTAAATTCTTCGCCTAAATATCCGTAAACTCCGGAAATTCTGCCGTCTTCGTTTTTGCAACAGCGTTTTATCCCGTCGGCGATTATTTTTTGCGTAGTAGTGTACAGCTTCCATGCAAAAGCCCCTGTATGAAGTAATTTCGATTCTTACCTTTCGGGGGTTGGGTATTCTTACGAATAATTCCGGGTGGCTCTCTAACTTGAAGTCGTCGCCAATGTTTACCGGGAAGAAGTCGGGGTATAATCCACGGTCATAGGACTGGTCATTTGCTTCCTGTAAGGTTAATAAGTTCATATCTTTTCGGTATTTATGAATTGGAGAATATGCTTAATTACGTCTACCGTCCAACCGTTACCGAGCATTCGGTATGCCTGGCTATCACTGCAAACCCATTCGTACCAATCGGGAATAGTTTGTAGGCGGCTGCACTCGGTGGGGGTAAGACGGCGTAGAACTGCGTCGGGTGTTAGAACTGCGGGCGCGTGTCCGGCGTGGGCTGAACACAAAGCAGGGGTTATGCCGTCGGCTGAATAGACGCGGTTTTGTTGGTATGGCTGCTTTCCGCCGCTCTCGGTGTCCGGGTTAAGTTGTATTACCTCGCGGCTTTGTACGATGTTGTTGGCTTCGTAGCGGCTTGAAGTAACCGTAGGGGCTTTGTCGCGGAATATGCCGCCCGCGTTGAAGCCGTGGGGAAGTTGGAGTATTAGGTTATCTTTTTGAACCGTTGTTAGCGTATTGGTTTTCCCGTCGGTTCGGGGTTCTAACTCGGTCATATTATGCCGGCTCTCCTGTACTTCTCCGGCTTCGTATTGGCGGCGTATAGCCTTGCCGTATTCGGTTCGGCGTGGTGTCAAACACGCGGATTCTATGTAAATTAAATTGTCCTTCTCCACGCTTGTAAGGCAGTTAGTCTTACCGTCCGGGCGAAGTTCCGGCGTTTGCTCGTTCCTTCCTGTTTCCGGGTTGAAACGCCCACGAACAGCCACGCAACGGGCGGCGCGTTCCCCTTGAAGTAATACTATATCGTCGTGGCAGCTCCCGCCTACGCGAAGGGTGTTGCTTTTTTCGTCTTCCGCCCTTGGGTGGAAGACGAAGCCGGTACCGGCTTCGGCTTGCCGTTGATGGTGTTCTATAAGTTTCTTTATTCGTTGGGAAGTAAGGACGTAGCGGGGTTCTACCTCGTCTTCCAAAATATCGCGTAGGTATATTCCCCGGTCTTCCGGCTGTGGAATTGCGGTAAATACCTTTGTGTCGAATAGGTTTGCTTCTTCGCGTGTCCGTATGTTAGTCCAATACAAGCGGACGCGGTTTTGTGCTGAAACTAAGGCGGAATTTATTACGACGGGTTCTAATCCTAATTGGTCGGTAATGACTTGTTCGCACTCCTTACGCATACGGACGTTTTCAAGTAGGAATAAAACGCCGGGGTTATACTCTTGTATCTCCCGAAGAATACGGACGTATTCAAAGAATAGGACGCTTCGGGGGTCGTTAAAATTTAACTGCTTTCCGGCGAAGCTGAACCCTTGACACGGCGAACCGCCTATAAGGAGGTCTATGTGGGGAAGGTCGGCGGCGCGTACTCCTGTAACACTGCCGAGCTGCACCGTGTCCGGGAAATTGTGCTGTGTCTGCTGTATGGCGAATTTGTCAATTTCGGAAGCAAAGTATTTGTTTACCTTAATCCCGGCTTCCCTTAACGCTATTTGCCCGCAGCTCATCCCGTCAAAAAGGGAAAGTACGTTTATTCCGTTGTTGCTCATTTCGTCTTATATTGATACGTCCAAAGGCGTAGTTAATTTATTACTCAATAGCGTAGCCACTTTTTCAGCGGCGGCGCGGAACTCTCGGTTATACTTGTATTCGTTATCGTATCGACGGAGGTAGTAGTGAATTGTCGAAGTGTCGTGTTTCGTTTCCTCGGCGATGTCCTGTGTCGAAACGCCGCGCTTCTTGCAATGGTGGGCGTATATCATTCGGGCGTAGACGTACCAACGCCCCCGGCTGTCGTTTACTATGTACTTGAAGGGAACAGCCATCGCTACAAGTATGGCGCGTTTAATATCCCGGTGCAACGGTCTACGTTCGTATTCCACCGTTAAACCTAAACCTTTGGCTATCTCCCGTTCTAATGTCGCCCCGTTGCTTAACTCCCAATTTGCAAGCATATAAATCGCGTCGCAGTCAAGCAATAAGCGAATATCCGCTTTCATTTGCTCTCTCCACGGTTCGGACGGATCCACGCCGTTGTTAAGGGGGTTAATCACGGCGTAGCCCTGTGCCGTTAGGCGCGTGGCGGCTGCGGTAAAATTCGCGGTGTATTCTTCCGGGGTTAATCCCGAAATTTGGCCGCTTATGTAAATTTTAGTTTGCTTCATGCGATTTGGGGTTTATTTTGCTTCTATGGCGTTTTATTGTCGTCAGCCCTTCAACTACCCACCCGAAGGGCGTAGCGCGAAAATTGGGGCGTTTCCGTGGCTCTGGCCTACTTTAACGGCGTTAGCCTATGCCTATAACTTTGGTTGTCAAATGGTAAATAATCAAACATTTCGGCGAAGCGGTCATTTATGCGGTCGCCGTACCTGTTTACTATGTCGTCTTCACTTTCAAGATTTGACGTTATCACGGTAAAGAGTTGGCGGTCGTAGCGTTGGTAAAGAAGTTCTACCATTGGGCTTACTTCGTTACCCCAAACCTTTACGCTTGTAGCTTCCGTTCCTACGTCGTCGATAAATAGCAGTTCGGTCCCTTTAAGGTCTGCTAATAGTTCGTTCCTTTCATCCCTTGCTAAATCCACCAATCGGGATGCGGGAATTTTTCGTACTTGCTTCCTTTCGTTGGAATAGTTGGAATAATAAAGCGTGTCTATTAGCTGCTTTATCGCGTCCGCTAAGGTCGTTTTTCCGTTCCCCGGTTTCCCAAAAAGGAACAAACCGGGCTTTTCGCTTTTGCCGACGAGCCACTCTGCGGCCTTTCGTATGTGTTCGGCGGTGGCTGTGTCCTCGTTGAAGGTATGCCCGCGCCGCTCCACTTGGAAGCGATAACAATCGGTAAGCATTTCGGGTATTAGGTCTATATACCTATCCACCTTAAAGCGTCCCTTTGAAGCGTCGCGGAGTTTGCTCAGGTGCATTTTCCACCGTTGTAGAAACTGGGCGCGTTCCTGTTTGGGGTCTTGAGATTGTTGGTTGTCCATAACTGCTTGGTTTTTGTTTTTGTAAATATCTATCGACTACCCATGAACGAATGGCGGCGGCATCGCTTTTATAGCGTTTCCCGTTGGCTTCTTTGTAGTCGTTAAGAATTTGGATTAATTCGCGGGTTGTGTCTTCTCCGTATTGCTCGACAAAGGCGTTATATTCTTCCTGTGTCAGTTGTACGCTCGACGCGAAGGCTATTTTTTCTTTTTTCTTTTTTTCGGTTGTTTTTTCTTTTTCTATTTTTTCTTTATCTTCTACGTTAGTAGAAGTTAATATAGATTTAGATATAGATATAGATATGCTTTGTTTTGGGTTGTTTTCTTCGACGGTTGAAACTTCTTCGGTTGTTATTCCTTCGGCTTCGGTTGTTTTGGGTTGTTTTGGGTTGTTTTGGGTTGTTTCTTTTCCGTTTTCGGTTGTTTTTTTTCGTGCGTTTTGGTTTCCTTTTGGAGCCCCGCCTTTCCTTCCGTTTGCTTGGTTACGTTCCAATCTTGCCGCATTCATATCAAACCGGGACTTAAACGCCAAAAAGAACCCTTTCGCTATCGGGTCAGCGTCTTCGTCGGGTTCTTGGTCGTCGAAGGCGTAGGCGAATAGCAACCGCATTACTTCTTTACAAAGTTCCGGGGGCAAAGTGAGCAACGTGTCGCGTATGTCACGGTATATAATTATGCTGTCTTGGCTCATAGTGGTTGTTTTAATGGGGCGCGTTCTCCGGGTATGGCTAACGCGCCCCGGTTTATTAGTCGGTCGTTGTTGTTATCTTCTCCACCTCCTTATAGGCGACGCAGAAGGCGTAAGGAATAATCGCGTTCAAGTTGAAGGGCGAAGCCGAAGTAAGCGAAATTTCAAAGGTTCGGGCTTCCCGTCCTTCTTCTTCCGCCCGCTTCTTCATAGTGGTGTTAATCCATGCTGTAATTACTGCCTTCGCGGTGTCGATGTCGCGTGTCTTAACAATGAAGTCGTAACTACTTGGGCGCGGTTCTTCTTCGTCGCCTTCGGTCGGAACTGCGGTTATGTCGGCTTCAATGCGGTAATACTTCGTATCTTCGCGTTGTTCCTCTCCGTCCGGGGTTTCCTCTCCGGCTTCGTTGCCGCCTTCCACTTCCTCGACGGCGCGGCGGAAGCGGTCGTTTAGTATTATGCAGCCGGGCATTAACTTGACGCTATCCACCGAAAAGGCGGAAGTAAAGTTAAGTTCTATGAAGTCCGTAACTACTTCAATAGCTGCCGTCGCGCTCTGCGCCTGTAAGATGAAACTTTTACGTTTGTTCCCTACCACGGCGGTAGCCTTGTAGGGGCGTAAAACGTAGTCCTTTGAGGGTTGGGCTAATCGGCGTTGGTTACTTACTTCCACGTCGGCAATATCGCCGCATTGAATGTGGAAGGCGATGCTTATCGCGGTATCTTCGTCTATGTACTTGCCCTTCTCAAAAATGATGTTGTTATGCTCCACCGTTATTATTTCCCCGGTGTCTTGGTCGGCAAAGTCTTCCTTCCACGTCTTGACGACGTGCGAAGCGAGAAACTTGCCAACCATCCGGCGTTGGTCGTCGGTGCGGTAGCGTATTTCGTCCTTCCGGGTTTCGGTTCTTTCCTGTGCTTCCATAACTTAGTCCTGTGCTACGTTGAAGTCTGCGGCGGGTTTGAAACTTACCACTTTCCGCGCCGGGACGTGGACGGGTTCGCCTGTGCTGATGTTTCGGGCGGTCTTGGCTTTTCGGTTCTTGTGTCCGAAGGTGCCGAAGCCCCGGAGGGTTACTTCCCCGCCACAATAAACCACGTCCTTAATTACGCCGAGGGTGGCTGTAATTATTTCTTCCACCACGGCGGCGGGTGTGCCGTGGGCTTCCGTTCCGTTGCAAGCTGCCGCAACTTTGGCGGCTAATTCTTTCTTTGTCATTTCGGGTATGGGGTTAGAATTTTTCTACTAAGATTTGGGCGTAAAGGTCGCGGAACGTGTCGCCCGCGTAGGCGGCGATGTCGCTGTCGTGGAAGCAAAGCCGGGAGCCGAAGAACGCATACGAATCCGAAGCCGCGTAGAACGTATACGCGTCCGCAAGCCCGGCAATCGCGCCGCAGGGTTTACCCTCTGCGTCCTTGCCCTTTCCGGGAAGAATACGGAACCAGGGGAAATACTTGTATTCGTTGGTATTGTTCCAATCCGGCCGCCAACCTTCGTTAAGGGCTTCGGTTATGGTTTCCAACTTACGGCGGGCTATCTCGTCGGGACGGAAGCCGCAGGCCTTAAATGCCTTTTCGTCCATTTCGGCTATGCCTAAGACTTCGCAAGCGTCGGCGTAGGTCTTCACGCGTTCGCGGATGTCGGTGTACTCCTGTTCCTCGGTATAGAAGTCGAATACGTTAGCGTCTTCGTCTTCGTTGATGATGTCCTTCACTTGGTCGCTTGCTTCTTCCACGCTGTCGAAGCGGGCCACGAACTCGGCGGATTCGCCGTACTTTCGGAAAAGTGCTATTTTCTTCATTTGGGGTTGTTTGTTAATGGGTTATTAAAATATTTCGGGTTTGTTTTCTTCGGGTCGGTTAGCGTCGTTGTAAAGGATCCGCCGTTGCCGGGCTATGGCTAACCGTACTTGTTTTATAGCGTCCTCGCGTCCTATAAGGCTTTGTTCGTAGTCCAATAACTCCGCTTCCGAAGTCGCTAAGAAGTAGCCGCCGGACGTGGCTATAAGGCCCGGTAGTAGGTCGGTCATTCGGATATGGTTAATAAGTTTCCTTATCCGGGGTTCTGTTACCGTATATCCGGCTATGTTAAGCCGCTGCACGATTGTACGGTTTGTTACTGCGTTTTCCTTTCCTATCTTGGTTTTCAACCCACGAAGGACGAGCGGAAGTAATACGTTTTCTTCGTACTCGGTTAAGGGTGCGGTTTCGGAATTAAAGCCTTTAATCATAGTTAGAAGGGCGTTTTATTGAAGTTAATACTAAGTCCGGGGGCTGCTATGTGTACCCGCTTCCCGGTCGCCCTGTAAACTCTATCTTTGAAGGCTACGGGGTCGCCGTTACCCGCCGAAAGGTGTATTAGGACGATGTTATTTACCGCCTTCAGGTCGTTGGCTTTAAGTGCGTCTATACAGGTGTCTATACTTAGGTGGCTTTCCCTCACTCTTTCCCGAAGGGTCGGAATTAGTCGGCCTTCCTCTACGTTGCGGTCTAATATTTCCGGGTCGTAGTTACATTCTATAAGGACGTTGTTTAAGCCTTTGAAGGTGTTAGGTAGGTAATAGGTATCGGTTGCGAACAAAATGCCGCCCGTTTCCGGGTGCCAAATGTAGAAGCCCACGGGTTCGGCGCAGTCGTGCTTCGTGGCGAACGGTATAACCTTAAAGCCTCCTATCTGCTGAACCTTGTAGCCGTTGCCTTCTCGCTCCAACGTGCGCGGCTTCCACTCGCTTTTTACCTTGGCGTTGTCTATTGTGCCTTGGGTAGCGTAGACGGGAATAACGGCGTTCAATACTTCGTTAATCCGTCCGGCGTGGTCGCCGTGTTCGTG